AAAATTAGTCACAACTTTTTCTGAAGAAAAAATTGATGTAAATCAACCAAATAGATTTCCACTTTTTGGATTTTTTTATGATATTCAAGATGTTTTAAGATTATTTGTAGGTGGAAAACATTATACTCCTTTTAAAAAAATGCCTGGATTAACTAAAACTTTAGAATTTCTAATTATAAGAAATATTTTTCCACAAATGACAAATGATGTTAATGATGTAAAATTAATTTTAGCAATAGAAATGTTAAAAGAATTTTATTCAACACCAAATATTGATTTTATTATTGATGAATTTGGTAATTAAAATGTAAAAATATTTTTATTAGTTTTAATTTTTATAAAAATTAAAAAAACTATTTATTTTTTAAAGAAAAAATAATAGAAAAATTAAATATCAAATTAAAAAATAAAATGTTATCTGAATCAGAAGAAATTACAAATAATTTATTGAATGATGAAGATTCTTATAAAAAATTAAACAAAAGAATTGAAGAATCAAAAATTTTAACAGAAATGTTTGACGATTTTATTTCTGAAAATAATTCATTATGTATTTCAGGAGATAATACTAATTTTAGAAAATATTTATCAAATATAGAGATTATTGGAAAAGGAGCTTTTGGTGTTGTTTATAAAGCAAAATTTTTAGAAACTTTTGAAAAAAAACAATATGATAGTTTTGTTATCAAAGAAGCATTAATAGATGATGATGATGAAGAAATTTATTCAAAAAAATATAAAAATAAAATTAAAAATTATTTTGCTTCTGAAAACATTTTCTTAGAAGCAATCAGAACAAAAATTCTTGAAAAAAAACTTTGTCCAAATTTTACATTTTTTTATAATGTAGCAAAATGTGATTCTTGTGTTATACAAAGATTGTTTGATAAAACAATTAAAAATGGTAGATGTTATGTTACTTTTATGGAAGCAGCATCTTTTGATTTTAGCAATAAAACATTATCTACTTTAGATTCTCAATTTTCAATGATACATCAACTTTTGATAGGATTTCATTATTTACATTCTGTTTTAAGTATAATTCATAATGATTTTAAACCTGCTAATATATTAGTAAAAAGAATTAAACCAGGAGGCTATTTTAAATATACAATAGGAAAAGATGTATTTTTTGTAAAAAATGTTGGATTTTTATTTTTTATTTCAGATTTTGGTTTATCAACCTGTTATAATCCTGATAAAATAAAATTTATATCCATAGCAAGTAGAATAGCTGAAGTAGTATATGATGGTTTAAAACCTAAATTTAAACCACTTAAACAGTATCATGGAGAATGGGGTCATAAAGAATGGCGTGAGATAAAAATGCGGGATAAAAAATGGTGTGAGAAAAATTTGCGGGATAAAAAATGGTATGATAAAGGAAAATTAGTCACAACTTTTTCTGAAGAAAAAATTGATGTAAATCAACCAAATAGATTTCCACCTTTTGTATTTTTTTATGATATTCAAAATGTTTTAAAATTATTTGTAGGTGGAGAACATTATGCTTTTAAAAATATGCCTAAATTAACTAAAACTTTAGAATTTCTAATTATAAGAAATATTTTTCCACAAATGACAGATGATGTTAATGATGTAAAATTAATTTTAGCAATAGAAATGTTAAAAGAATTTTATTCAACACCAAATATTGATTTTATTATTGATGAGTTTGGTAATTAAAATGTAAATATTTTTCCAAAAATCAATCATTTTTGGAAAATTAAAATATTTTAATTTAACTTACTTTTATTAACAAACTACTTCATTTTTTAAATAATAGAAAAATTAAATATCAAATTAAAAATAAAATGGTATCTAAATCAGAAAAAAATACAAATAATTTATTGAATGATGATGATCTTCCTTATAAACAATTAAATAAAAGAATTGATGAATCAAAAAATTTTATAGAAATGTTTGATGATTTTATTTCTGAAAATAATTCATTATGTATTTCAGGAGATAATACTAATTTTAGAAAATATTTATCAAATATAGAGATTATTGGAAAAGGAACTTTTGGTGTTGTTTATAAAGCAATATTTTTAGAAACTTTTGAAAAAGAAAAATATGATAGTTTTATTATTAAAGAAGCATTTATAAATGATGATTATGATCAACGATTATATTCAAAAAAATATAAAAATAAAATTAAAAATTATTTTGATTCTGAAAACATTTTCTTAGAAGCAATCAGAACAGAAATTCTTGAAAAAAAATTTTGTCCAAATTTTACATTTTTTTATAATGTAGCAAAATGTGATTCTTGTGTTATACAAAGATTATTTGATGAAACAATTCAAAATGGTAGATGTTATGTTACTTTTATGGAAGCAGCATCTTTTGATTTTAGTAATAAAATATTAACGACTTTAGACTCTCAACTTTCAATGATACATCAACTTTTGATAGGATTTCATTATTTACATTCTGTTTTAAGTATACGTCATTATGATTTTAAACATGAAAATATATTAATAAAAACTATTAAACCAGGAGGTTATTTTAAATATACAGTAGGAAAAGATGTATTTTTTGTAAAAAATGTTGGATTTTTAGTTTTTATTTCTGATTTTGGTGTATCAACTTGTTATAATTCTGATAAAATTTATTTTAAAAAAAAATGTACAGGAAAAAGATTGGCTGAAGTAGTATATGATGGTTTAAAACCTAAATTTAAACCATTTAAAAAGTATCATAAAAAATGGTATAAAAAATGTTTTCAGAAAAAATGGTATGATAAAGGAAAATTAGTCACTATTTTTTCTGAAGAAGAAGTTGATGTAAATCAACCAAATAGATTTCCACCTTTTGAATTTTTTTATGATATTCAAGATGTTTTAAGATTTTTTGTAGGTGGAGAACATTGTTCTCAAGATATTTTTTTTGACAAAATGCCTAAATTAAATAAAACTTTAGAATTTTTAATTAAAAGAAATATTTATGAAAAAATACCAAATGATGTTAATAATGTAAAATTAATTTTAGCAATAGAAATGTTAAAAGAATTATATTCAACACCAAGAAGTATTGATTTTATTCTTGATGAATTTGGTGTTTAAAATATAAAAAATATTTTTTATATTTTATTAAGATTTATATTATTTAAAAATAATATAAAATGTTATTATCTAAATCAGAAAACAATAACTTAATAGATGATTATAAAAAATTAGATAAAAGAATTGATGAATCAAAAATTTTAACAAAAATGTTTGATGATTTTATTTCTGAAAATAATTCAATATGTATTTCAGGAAACAAGAATAACAATTTTAGAAATTATTTATCAAATATAGAGATTGTTGGAAAAGGAACTTTTGGTGTTGTTTACAAGGCAAAATTTCTAAAAATTTCTGAAAAAGAAAACTATGATAGTTTTATTATTAAAGAAGCATTTATAAATGATGATTATGATCAACGATTGTATTCAAAAAAATATAAAAATAAAATTAAAAATTATTTTGATTCTGAAAACATTTTCTTAGAAGCAATCAAAACAGAAATTCTTGAAAAAAAACTTTGTCCAAATTTTACATTTTTTTATAATGTAGCAAAATGTGATTCTTGTGTTATACAAAGATTGTTTGATAAAACGATTCAAAATGGTAGATGTTTTGTTACTTTTATGGAAACTGCATCTTTTGATTTTAACAATAAAACATTATCTACTTTAGATTCTCAACTTTCAATGTTATATCAAATTTTAATAGGATTTCATTATTTACATTCTGTTTTAGCTATACGTCATAATGATTTTAAACCTGCTAATATATTAATAAAAAATATTAAACCAGGAGGCTATTTTAAATATATAATAGGAAAAGATGTATTTTTTGTAAAAAATACAGGATTTTTAGTTTTTATTTCTGATTTTGGTGCATCAATTTCTTTTAAAAAATATAACTTAGGATTAAGATTCGCTGAAGTAGTATATGATGGTTTAAAACCTAAATTTGTTCCATTTAAAAAGTATCATACCAATTGGTATGATAAAGGAAAATTAGTCACTATTTTTTCTGAAGAAGAAGTTGATGTAAATCAGACAAACAGATTTCCACCTTTTGAATTTTTCAAAGATATTCAAGATATTTTAAAATTATTTGTAGGTGGAAAACATGGTGCACAGGAATATATTTTTGAAAAAATGCCTGAATTAAATAAAACTTTAGAATTTCTAATTAAAAAAAATATTTTTCCATCAATGACAGATGATGTTAATGATGTAAGATTAATTTTAGCAATAGAAATGTTAAAAGAATTGTATTCAAAACCAAAAAATATTGATTTTATTCTTGATGAATTTGGTAATTAAAATGTAAAAATATTTTTCAAAAATCAATGATTTTTGAAAAGTTTTAAAAAATAAAATTTTATAATTTAACCTATTTCATATTTTTTTAACAAAATTATTTCAGTTTGTGTATTTTTTTCAGTTTGTTTACTTTTAATAAAATTTACATTTTCAACAAAAATTACATTTCCTCCGTGTAATTTATATTTATTAACACGTATAGCAAGATGTTTTTTTAAAGGACCAAAAGAATCTTCAAAATCAAAAATTATTGGTTCTACATCTTGTCTTCTCATACATCTACCAAGAAATTGTTCAAAATATTCTACACAATCTGAAGCAATAATCAAACCATCAATAGGAGAATGATCAAATCCAGTTCCTAATTTACAAGTAGTTCCAATTAAAATTTTTGTTTTTTTATCAAAAGTTTTTGTAGAACCTGTCAATGTACAGTTTTCAATATTCAATTTTTTTAACATTTCATTTAAAATGTTTGCATGTTCAACTCTTTTTACAAGAACAAGCCATGTTTGATTTGGAAATTTTTGAATACATTGAATTATTATATCATTTCTTTTTTGATTTTTTGCTTGATCGTTTAAAACACTATTCCAATCTAATTTATTTGTAAATTTATTAATTTTTATTTCTGGAAAAAAATTTGTTTTTACAACAAAAACAAAATGTTTTCTAAATAATGGATTTTCTATAATTCTATCTCCAAAAAATAAATTAATTGCTGGTAGCATTGGATCTTGTTTTGGTCTATAAGGAGTTGCAGAAAGACCTAATAAATAATCCGGAGAAACTTTAAAAAGAGCTTTATGTAATATTTTTGAAATAATTTGATGAAGTTCGTCAACAATTACAAATTTTATTCTTTTTAACATTTCTAAACGATTTCTTTTGAAAAAAACTTCATTATTGTTTTTTTTAAACAATATTGGATTGGCAATATAAACATCTGCAGATTCATCAAAAGTATTTTTTGTTAATTTTAAAATTTTCTTTTGAGGAGCAAATGATTTTAAACTTGTAATCCATTGTTCTGTTACTATTGCTTGTTTTACAAAAATCAATGTTGGAACATTTAAAAAACATAAAATATCAATAGATGTAATTGTTTTTCCAAATCCAGGTTTTGCAGAAATAATTGCAGAACCTCTTTCATTAAGATGTTTTAATGTTTCATTTTTCACAAAAATTTGATTGGGTCTTAATTTTCCTTGAAAAATTTTATCTTTTTCATTAATTTCATTAATTTCATTATCAATTTTATCAGTTTTAATTGATAGTATTTTAGGTTTAACAATTTCGCAATTGTTTCTAGCCCATGCAAAAGGAAGATGAATTAAACTTCCTTCACCTTCTGTTCTTTCATATTCAATATCAAACAATTCCAATTCTTCAAATTTAGATGGGTCAATTTGAAGAACAAGTTCAGTTTGTATTTTTTTATTTAAATTTTTTGGGATATTATCGTATTTAACAAACAGTGACATTCTTTATCTTTAAATTTTAACATTATTCAGACAAAAAAAAATCAAATTTAACACGAGTTAAATTCAAATAAACAAAATAAAATAATGAATATTGATATTTATCCTTTTTTTCTTGAATGTAGCAAACATTGCGATCCAAAGAATCAAAAATTTTTTCAAAATCTTGCTTTTGGAAAAGGATGCCATATTATAAAAAGAAAAGACAAAAAAATTCTTGTTTTTACAAACGGAGAATTTATAATTCCAAAAGAATATTCCAAAAATTCTCAATTAGAACTTGAAAAATTAATCTGGTCTCATTCAGAATTTGAAGAATTAGCAATTCAAATTCAAAATACTCGTTTTTCATGGTCAACTATTAGAAAAAAAGATAAAACAAATTTACTTTTTAGGTATATTGCTTCATTAAATTGTTCTTTAAAACAAAAATTAAATATTGTTAGTATCATACTTCTTGCATTATTTTTAAAAATAATTAATCAAAATGATATAAGTTATGACGGAGAAAAAGTTTTATTTATTTCAGATCGTTTAATTCAGCCAAATTTAAATTTATTAATTATTGAAAACGAGAAAAAAAATAAAAATTTTGAAGATAATTTCTCGGAAGATAATTAATCCATAAAAATTAAACTTTTTAGTTTCAAATATGTTTGAAAAATTGTTTGAAAAAGAAAAAGAAGAGTTTTGCGGTGTGTGTTTATTACCGTTAATTGCTGTTGCAGGATTGGGTGCAGGAACTGCAGCAAATAAAGTTGAAGAAGAAAAAAGAAGAAAAACAATTATAATTTTAATAATTGTTTCAATTGTTTTAACTATTGCTTTTATTTTATGGTGGTTCAAAGATTGTGAATCATGTAAAATAAATATCTAGATAAAAATGAGTTATACAAAGCTTCTGGAGTTGGTGGCGCCACCGAAGGTAGTAACTGTTTTGAATATTAGATAAGTTTAAAACTTAACCATTTTTGCATTAAGTAATATTTTAGTTATAACATCTATCAAAGTAAAATATTTAGATCTTCTACCTGTCTTCAATTTTATACTAATCAAATACATCTTTCGCTTTTATTGTTAGTATTTAACGATCTGATGTTAAAGTTACATCCGGACGACCAGTTTGTTGAATATATGCTATGTTTAACGGTTTTATTATAGCTGGTCTGAGAGTTCGAATATTTAAGTCTCATAGTTTTTTATTTATTTCATCTACTTCGTCGTTGCAAAACAATCTGTTTTGAATATTTTACAATATACGTCAAATGAAAATATACATTTCTTTACTTTTTCTATCTCTAAAAGCTTCTATCAAAACTTTTAATTTATTCTCTATTTCTCAATAGTTGTGAACAAAATAGCTGTTGGTATAGAAAAAATCTTCACCAACAGCACGTCCAGTGTTGTATGTAGAGACCCTAGTTTGTCTTCACTCTCAACACCACCAACTTTAAATCTGTTTCTTTTTGCATAGCTTGTTGAAGTTGATTTGTTTTTTTTTCTAATTCTTTGTTGTTGTCAATTAAAGAATCTTGTAAATCTAGTTTGTACTGTCTTTCTTCTTCAAGATGTTGATTCTGTTCAAATTGTTGTTGATTTTGTTCAAGTTGGTTATATTGATAAAGATCAACAATATGAACATGAAAGAGAACAGTTTATTAAAAACAAGCTGTTGTTTATTTTTTAGATATAACCCAGATTTTTTATATTTTAATATCCGTGATGTTATATGTAAAATTATTAATGTATATTAGCATCAGAGGTGGAGGTGCTAAATCTTTTTCTATATATAATGAGAAAAGTTTTGTAAAAAAATGAAATTTTCTATAACAAATTATAGAAAATTATAAATAAATTCAGTAATGCAGTCATTAATTAAATTTGAAAATAATTATGTATCTTTTGATTTTGAAAGCAAACCTAATCAACAGATAAAGATTATAGGAACGTATGATGATCCATACTTTTGTGGAAAAGATGTTTGTACTATTCTAGAACATAAAAGTATAAAACAATCTCTTTTTGAACTTGATTCTGATTACAAAAAAGATCTTCAAACAATCATAGAAGAGGTGGTAAGAGATCACCTTACCACCTCCACAATAGGAATTCCTAGTTCAAAACCATCTTATAATGAAGGTAAAGCAATATACATAAACGAACCAGGCTTGTATGCTCTAATTATGAAAAGTAAAACGCAATTCTCTAAAACTTTTCAGAAATTCGTATATGAGCAAATACTTCCGTCAATTAGAAAAAAAGGAAAATTTCAACTTGAACAAACAATAGCTCTAAAAGACGATAAAATAGATGAGTTGTCAGCTTTAGTCAGACAAATGGTAAATTCTTGTTCTGTTTTCATTTTTTAAAATTTCATTCTTTTCAGTAAATAAAAATCATTATTTTCATTGAAAATTCTTTTTTCTTCTGGTGTTTTACCACCTTCGGTGGTAACATGTAAACTTTTTTATTAGAAGGCGCTAGCACCAGAGGTGCTAAATCTTTTTCTATATATAACGAGAAAAGTTTTGTAAAAAAATGAAATTTTCTATAACAAATTATAGAAAATTATAAATAAATTCAGTAATGCAGTCATTAATTAAATTTGAGAATAACTATGTCTTTTTTGATTTCGAAACCAAACCTAATCAAAAAATAAAGATTATAGGATCGTATGATGATCCATACTTTTGTGGAAAAGATATCTGTACTATTTTAGAGTACTTTGATATTAAACAAGCTTTACAAAAAAATGTAAAACCTAAACATAAAAAAAATCTCCAAACAATTATAGATGAGGTGGATGTCTGCCAGACATCCACCTCCACAATAGGAATTCCTAGTTCAAAACCATCTTATAATGAAGGTAAATCCGTGTATGTTAGTGAACCAGGTTTATATTCATTAATTATGAACAGTAAAACATCTTTTGCAGAAACTTTTCAAGACTTTGTATATGAGCAAATACTTCCGTCAATTAGAAAAAAAGGAAGATTTCAACTTGAACAAACAATAGCTCTAAAAGACGATAAAATAGATGAGTTGTCAGCTTTAGTCAGACAAATGGATATAAGATCTAAAGAAATGATGAATGAATTATTACAAAAAAACAATGAGCTTTTGTCTCGAAACGACGAGCTTCTAGAAAACGTACATGACCTCAAAGACCAGAACAACGAACTTCTCGATACTTCTGATCAACAAATCATACAGTTGCAAACTGTCCAACATAAACTAGGTATTGCTGTCAAAGATCGAGCTCCTCTTCCAAGACAGAAAAACAAACAAGAAAGGTTTGTTCTAGTCAAGCGTGATCAAAAAAGAAATGGATTAAAACCAGAGTATGTATACTATACAATCAGAGCACAAGATTTTAGAGCAAAACAATCTTTGAGAGCTCAGGAAACCATGTACGACATAAAATTGTTGTTAGATTTGACATGTCATCCAAATTCTAAAACTCTGTATAACAGAATAAAAGATGAGCTAATAAAAATGGGAGTTGTATTTAGTTACAATAACATATCTATTGACAAATCAGAAATAGACGAGAAAAAGTTGATTGTATATATGAGAGAGATAGACGATAAGAAGATGGACGTATGATGTGTTATATTTCAAAAAAGATTTTGTAAAAAAATGAAATTTCCAATGAGCCATCATTGGAATTTATAAATAAATTCAGTAATGCAGTCATTAATTAAATTTGAGAATAACTATGTCTTTTTTGATTTCGAAACTAAACCTAATCAAAAAATAAAGATTATAGGATCGTATGATGATCCGTACTTTTGTGGAAAAGATGTTTGTACTATTTTAGAATATATCAACGTAAAAGATGCTTTACAAAAAAATGTAAAACCTAAACATAAAAAAGATCTTAAGACAATCATAGAAGAGGTGGAATGTGCCGCACATTCCACCTCCACAATAGGAATTCCTAGTTCAAAACCATCTTATAATGAAGGTAAAGCAATATACATAAACGAACCAGGTTTATATTCATTAATTATGAAAAGCAGAACATCTTTTGCAGAAACTTTTCAAGACTTTGTATATGAGCAAATACTTCCGTCAATTAGAAAAAAGGGAAAATTTCAACTTGAACAAACAATAGCTCTAAAAGACGATAAAATAGATGAGTTATCAGCTTTAGTCAGACAAATGGATATAAGATCTAAACAGATGAATGTGAAATTAGACGGACTAACAACTCGAAACGACGAGCTTTTGTCTCGAAACGACGAGCTTTTGTCTCGAAACGACGAGCTTCTAGAAAACGTACATGACCTCAAAGACCAGAACAACGAACTTCTCGATACTTCTGATCAACAAATCATACAGTTGCAAACTGTCCAACATAAACTAGGTATTGCTGTCAAAGATCGAGCTCCTCTTCCAAGACAGAAAAACAAACAAGAAAGGTTTGTTCTAGTCAAGCGTGATCAAAAAAGAAATGGATTAAAACCAGAGTATGTATACTATACAATCAGAGCACAAGATTTTAGAGCAAAACAATCTTTGAGAGCTCAGGAAACCATGTACGACATAAAATTGTTGTTAGATTTGACATGTCATCCAAATTCTAAAACTCTGTATAACAGAATAAAAGATGAGCTAATAAAAATGGGAGTTGTATTTAGTTACAATAACATATCTATTGACAAATCAGAAATAGACGAGAAAAAGTTGATTGTATATATGAGAGAGATAGACGATAAGAAGATGGACGTATGATGTGTTATATTTCAAAAAAGATTTTGTAAAAAAATGAAATTTTCAATGAAAATTATAAATAATAAGTCCTATTACCCGGAGATCTGTTAATAGACTTCTTCTATATTCAGAGAATGGTTTCTTGTCCATATCTACAAGGAAATAAAAAAGTCCAGCAGCAGTGATTATTCTTCATCTTCAACTAAACTTAATCCAAACTTTTAATAAATTTTTGTTGTTGTTGTTTTTATTTTTTAAAAATTTTCTAATAAAATCATTATTTTCATTGAAAATACTTTTTGATTGAGATATTTTTTTAAATGTTTCTGGATACCACGCCATCAAAGGTGGTAACTGTTTTGCAAAACTTAAAACCATCTGCATTAGGTAATTTTTAATCCTATACTCTATCAACTTCTTCTATTATTTTGTTAATAAAGCATGAAAATTCTATTTTATCTAGATTATTTTGGAAATATCCCACGTTATGTTTGAAGAAAAAGAGAAAAAAATTATTAAAATTATAATAATTTTTTCAATTGTTTTAACTATTGTTTTTATTTTATGGTGGTTTAAACATTGTAAATCATGTAAAATATAATATCTAGATAAAAATGAGTTATGCAAAAGCACATCAATTTGGTTTTTCATCAAATCTTCCAATTTATAATAATGATCCGTTGACTTATTGTATTGGTACATCATTATCACAAGCATTTAATCATCCATCTTCTATGATATCAATAGGACAAAACAGCTTTCCTTGTCAAATATATATGGCAACAAGATGTTCTCAAAATTGGGATAATGTTTGCGAATATATATCAAATAAATCAAATTATGAAGATGTAGCTGTTCAAATTTCAAGTCAATCACATGGAATGTATTTAAATCCTGGAGAAATTTTACTTGTAAATACTGCACAGAAAAAATATTTGGTAAAAATGCTTGGAAATAATTGTGAACTAAAAACAGAACAATTTGATCCTGTTTCTATAGGAGGATCTCCTTTCATTTCAAGTTATATAGGAAATTGTTATCCAATTTATTTTGTAGATTCAAAAACTATTGATTGTGATCCTGTTATGAATAAAATTTTAGATAAACCTTGGATTGCAAAAGATTTTCTTTCCAAATTAAGAACAAACATGATTCAATTTGGAAAATTTGAATCATTAAAAGGAACTCGTCTTGGATTATTTTATGGTATTTTTTAAACAAAAAATACCAAGTTTAATATTTTTTTATGGCTAATTGATAACCTTGATGGATTAATTCATATTGATTTTTATATTTTTCTAAAAATTTATTCATAATATTTTTTATTTGAATACCATCTCCTCCGTTATAATCATCCATCCACATTATACCATTTTTTTCTAAAATATCAAAAGAATTTTTCATATCTTTTTCGATACAATCTACTTCATGAGAACCATCAATATATATAAAATTAAACGTTTTATCATTATTTTGAAAAAAAATGTCTGATGTGATTTTATATATTTTTATTTTGTTTGAATTTTTACAAATTGAAATATTAAAATCAAAATTTATTTCTTCATTTTTTTCTAAAAATTTACTGTGATCGTTATTATCAATAGTTAAAAAAGGATCTATACATGTTAAACTTGAATCTTTATGATCAAGAAAGTTATCTGCGAAAAAAACACTAGACATTCCTTCAAAACTACCAATTTCTAATATTCTATTTTCTTTAGATTTATTCAAAAAATTTTCTAAAACATTTTTTATTTCACTATTTAAAAACCAATTTTGAGAATATTTATATTTCATATTAATTTATATATTTATTATATATTATTACATTATATAAATTATATTATATTATATTATATTGTAAAAAAAGTATGATTCAAAAAATAAATTTTTCTTAAAAATTTTTTAAGAAAAAGGAAATATTATAAAAATGCAATTTTGTCATCAAAATCAAAAAGTTTTTTTAAATAATATAAATTCAGAAAATTGCGAGTTTGTTAAACTCCCATGTAAAGATTCAGCATGTCCTTTTTTTGTTTATACTAGTGAAGATCCAAGACTTGTTAGTTCTCTTCATTCTGGACAAAGACTTTTACTTGATTCTGTTCCTCAAGATAGTGGAAACTTTCCAAATGAAAAATGGAAAACAGGATCAAAAGGAAATTATTCTACAATTGAAGACGGTGATATTTCTTATTATGTTGATAAACAACTTGCAATTCCTTTTATTCCAGAATTATTTTCAAAATATTGTGGTATTATAAAAGAAAATTATAAAGATCCAATGGAAATTTGCAAACCACATTTTGAAATAATTTTAAATAAAGATAAAGAGTTACCTACTTGGTTAAGAGATTCTCAATATCATCGTGAAGATTTATTGAGTAGACAATTATGGAAAAGAAACCAATCTAGTTTTGAAGTTAATAATTATTCAAATTAATAATTTTATTTTTTAAATTATTCAACAAAAATACAAAAATGCTTTTTATGATCATTTATAAAATCTTCACTTTCTTCAGGTAAAATCCAAGAAATTCCATAAAAAGCCATACACATATCTACTGTTAATTTTTTAACTTCAAATCCAAATTTTTTTGAAATTTCAATAGCTTCAAAAGGATGCTTTCCAAATTTAGAAAAACACCAAAGTGAATATAAAAATATTTCTTCATCTGATGAAAATTTAATTAAATTTAAATTTGAATAATTGTAAATTTCTTTTATCCATGATAAAAGTTGAGATAAATTAAAATATTGAGCAGTTAGACTTGCATTTTCCCAGATTTGAATTTCATTCCAATCATCAGTTAAATTATTTTTTATAATATTTTGAAGAAATTTTATGTAAAATTTTTGTAATTCAGTAAGAGAATGATCATTTAATTCTATAAAAGATAAAATAGAAAAAGGTGCTGTCATTGTTAAAGATGAACCAGTTTTTGTTTTTAAAAATCCATTTTCTAAAACATCATTTAATGTGAAATATTCTGATGAAACTAAAGCTAAAACTTTTTCAGTTGAAATTTGATCTGTTTTTTTAGTAATAAAAATTTCTGTTAAATTCATTTTTTATTTAAAATAATTTGTAAATAATAAAAAATTTAAATTTTTTGATTTCTTTTATGTAAAAATGGAAACTTCAAAATCAAAATCATCTCTTGAAACACAAACATCAGAAAAAAATATTTCTGATACTAAATCTAAAAGATTTAATTTTAAAACTGATACTGATAGATCTTTAGTAAGTACTAAAAATAAATCTGAATTAAATTTTATTGAAAAAAATGATAATTCAGATTTAAATAGATATATATCTAATGATTCATCAATACCTGAAGAAGAAATAATTATAGATAGAGATCCAAATAATTCTAAAGTTGATGATAATTTATTTGAAAAATTTTTAAAAAGTAGTTATAATAGTAGTTTTAAACAGGAAGATAATGCATCATCTATTGATGATTTTAATTCGTTTGGTGATGAATTTGAAAATTCATCAGGTTCACCAGTTCCACTAGATCCAACAGATTCTGAAGAAGAAATAGTTCGAACAGATCCAACAGATTCTGAAGAAGAAATAATTCCAAAATATTCTGAATTTAAAAATGATTCTGGATTTAATTATTTTTTTGAATTATTGAAAGAAAGTGAGAAAGAACTTGAGAAAGATGATGACACTCGGGATGAAATCGGATCTGACAGTAATGATGAAGATAGTGATTCGACAATTATTGATAAAAAAGATGATGATTCTAATTCAACAAATGAATCTGTTGAATTTGATGAATCTGAATCTGAATCTGATGAATCTGATAAATCTGATTCATCAAAATTGTATCTAGACACTTATACAGATTTTAAAGATTTGATAAATTATTTTTTTGAAAATGATGTTCGAAAAATAAATGTTGAAGGAGGTGATGAAAATGTTCAAGAAGATGTTCAAGAAGATGTTCAAGAAGTTAATAATATTAACATTAAAAAAGTAGTAATATCTGGTATAAATTCAGAACCTTTTGGTGTTTTAAACCCTAATCATGTTGCAGAATTTATTGTTGATGATAATAATAAATTATTAAATGGAAAATGGCAAACTGTTAATCAATTTGTTTATGTAAATATGTTTAAAAATGATGATTCTAGAAAAAAAATTAGTGAACATTTACCTAATGCATTTGAAAAAATGCAAGAACTCCGTAATATGGAAGATTTAGAAATTTTCAAAAAAGAACTTGCAAATGGTTTAAGTTTTAAATTTGCAATAAATTTACCTTTAATGGAAGAATTAAAAAAAACAAAAGATTATGATATTGAATTTGATGAAAGTATAAAATTTCCTGATATTATTAATTCGGTTTTTGATGAAATTCGTTATGACGAAATTAAATATCAAAAATCTTCTGATTTTTTATATGATAAAATTTCCAAACAAAGGATTTCAAAATTACAAATAACAAAAATTATTTTTGGTTTAGAAAAATATTTAAATAGTTCTATTGAAAATTATAAGTTAAATGATAATTTAACTTATAATGAAGTTTTAAAATATGTTTCTGATAATGAAACTGAATCAATATCAAAAGAACCAATTAACTTTGAAGAAATTAATGTTAATCAACTCGTTAAAATTGCAAAAATTAGATTAGAAAATAAAAAAATAAAAGAAGATATAGAAAAGTTTAAAAATGATTTATTAGACGAATATTTAAATTATGTTTTAGAAAAAGAATATAGTTACATTTCCAAAGAAAACTATTCAAAAGCAAAAAAAGAACAAATTTTAAAAGAAAAAAAAGAAAATGTTGAAATGATAAAAAATCAACTTTATGATATATTTATTAATGGTAATGATAATCATTTTCATCAAGAAATTATTTTAAAAATTAAAAATATTCCTAAAACTTTTACTACAATAGATTATAAATCTAGATATTCTTCAAATTTACAAAAAATAAAAATTGAAAAAGATTCTGAATTTTTACCTGAGCATATATCTCCTTTTAGAGTTAACGGAAAACAATTTAAAACTGTTTATCACTATGTTTATTCAAAATTAATTAGTAATCTTTTAGAAATTTCCTCGTTTATCGAATTAGAAAAATATAATATTAATGATGCTGATGTTGATAAGTTAGATGATATTTATAATCAAATTAAAAATGACTGGAGTGATTTTGCTATTTCAAAACTTTTTGAATTAGCAGTAAAAAGAAAGTTTGATTATCATTTTCCTATTTTATTTACTTTATTGGAAACGAAATCTTATGAAATAGTCTATAGTTCTATTGATCCAATTTTAGGAACAGGACCAGATGGAAAAGGAAAAAATAAATATGGAGGATATTTAGTTTATTTAAGAGAATTTACTGATTTTTCTAAAATATATAAAAATTCTAATTATAGAATTTTAGACACTGTTAGAAATAATGCAGTATTAAAAGTATGGTTTTTTTCATGGGCTTTAGAATTAAGAAATACAATGTTAATGTTAAATAAACCAAATACAGCAGATTTAAAGAAAATCTATAAAAAAGATTTTATTGAAATTAATAGAAAACCATCAATCGATGAATTAGCAATTTTTGAAGCTGCAGGATTAACTAAAATTCAAATAGATGCTTGTTTTCCTATTATTTTGAGTGAATTTGAAAAAATTAAAGAAATGACATTAAGTGAATTTTCAAAAATGCAAGTAGAAACATATATTGAAGAATTAGCAATTGATATTTATTCTAAACAGTTTCTAGAAAAAATACAAAGTGCTATATTTAATTTAAAAGAAATATCTAACAGTATTCAACTTGGACCTAATTTAACTAGTTTAATGTTTGTACAAAGTTTACTATCTAGAAAACACGTTTATGATAATAAAATTTATTTACCGAGAGAAAGTCAAGTTAAAAGATGGTCTTCAATTTAAAAAAATTTTTACATGAACGATTTAACAATATTATTATTTTAAATAAAATGTTATCTGAATTTGAAGCTTTATGTATTTTTTTTGAATGTCTTTCATATGCAAAACGAAAATATCCTCAATCTGTAACTTACAGAACTAAATATTTACAATCATTGATTAATGATAAAAAACAACAAGAACAAGAAGTTAAATTATTTAAAAATTATTTAATTCTCAATCCAAAAATTGCAGAAAGAATTCTAGATGTTGAAGAATTTAAAACTGGAAAAGTAGATATAATTTTAATGATGAAAAATTTTATAGTAAATGGCAAAGAAGAAATTTTTTGGAATGAATTACAAAAATTAGAAAAATTTCTTTTTCCAAATGGAAAACCTTTGGAAATTTTAAAGACTGATCTAACTGGAGTTTCAGGAATGTTAGAAAAATTTAAAAATAATCCATTAATGACTGATGTTTTAAATCATACAGCTTCTTTAGATTTAAGCGGAATTCAAGACGTTAACGATTTACTTAATCGTCAAGAATTTAAAGATATTGTTGAAAAAGTAAAAACAAATTTAACAAACGGAAATTACAATTTTATAGATCTTGCAACAATTCTCTCTGGTTTAATTGAAAATATTAAAGAAGATCCTAGTGTTGATAAAACAACATGTGAAAATTTGACAACAGTTAGTTCAGAAATGGAAAAACTTAAAAAAAATGAACCAGTTGATATGAATAAAATTATAAATCTAGTAACTTCAATAAATGTTAATAATTTTAATAAAAATGAATAGTTTAAAAAAAAAATAATTAAAAATATAAATTTTAAAAAGTAATTTTTTATACAAATTTTGTATAAAAATTCGAAAAAGATTATTTTTAAACATGTGCATCAGTGTTATTTTTAAAAATATTTAAAATTTTATCATAATCATCATTTTCTAATTCATATTTTTTTGTAAGAATGTATTTCAAATATTTTCCATAAAATGATTTTGATATTTCTTTACATTTTCCTCTTTCAATACATATATTAATATACTTATCATAAGTGTTTAAAAAAGGATTAAATCCATAATAAGTAATAACATACATCAAAATCAGTTGCCACATATCATCGCTTGGAATACCACGTAAATTATCAATATTACTATTTTTTAAAAATCTTCTAGATTTGTATGAAGATTTTACATAACATCCACTCATACATTCTCCAGTTTTTTTTGTAGAAAACAATCCACTTATATACCAATTATTTCCATTAAAAGCTAAATTATTTTCATGAATTGTTCCATGAGATATATTATGTATTTTTAAAAAATTTAAAGCATTCCAAAAATCAGAGAACATTTCTTCGACATCATATTTAACAAATTGTGATTTTTCTTTCCAGACATTTTCTAGTTTATCAATAAAAAAAGGAGTTGTAAAATAAATAAAATCATTAGTTATTTGAATATTTAAAATTGGTTCAATATTTTTATGATTAAGATTTGCAATTTCAACATAATTATTTTTAAGATCATGATTTTGAATTCTATTCAATACTAATTCTTTATATTCTGATTTTAAAATTTCACGATTTCCAATATTTCTTCCTTCAAATTTTGTCACATCATAATTATTTTTTAAGTGTTGTCTAAGTTCTTCTTCGTCACTTTCTAAAATGAAAGGATGTGTTTTAAATTCATCTTTTAAAATGAAAAGATATGTTTTAAACATTTTTACTGATTTATTTTTTTTTGATTTTTTAAAAAATAAAAAATCAAATATTTTTATTAAAAATGTTTTAAATTTTTCCAAAGATTTCAATCTTTGGAAAATATAATGTGAATTTAATATTTATTTATCATCTTCAGATTCATCTGATTCTGAAGAAGATTCAGATTCTTCAGCAACAATATCTTCATTTTTTTTCTGAATTTGAACAATTCTTAAAGGAATAATTCCTTCAGGCTCATTACTAGAATAATTTTTTATTTTTGTTATCATTGCTTGTTTTAGTTTTATCTGAAAATATGCATCTATTCCTACAAAAACAGATTCAAGAGTTACTATAACAATTGAATAACATTTTGTTTTATTTTGTAAAAAATTATTTTTGGTTTCTTCATAATCTAAAGATTCATATCCATTTTCATTTAACTTATAAAATTTTGTTCGAAACCATTCAAGATTACTAAGTTTTGCATTAAGAAAAAATGTTTGATATTCATTACCTTCTTTTTCATGAAGTTTTAAAATTTCCATATTTTCAATTTTAGTTTTCCATCCTTTATCTTTTTTCTTTAATGCTTCAGTCATTTCAGGTTTTAACATTTCTTCTTTGACTTTTTCTTCAATTTTTTTGAAAATTTCAATTGTTTTTTCTTCAACTTTTGAATTTTCTTTTTCATTTTCAGTTTGTTCATTTGAAAAATTTTTTATTTTTGAAGCACGATTTGTCATAACAAGACTAAATTTAATAGGACATTTTTCTTCATCATTGTGTTTATAAAGTCCATTTGAAAATAATTCACTTGTTTGAATGTCTAAACTTGAAGGTGGTTCATTATCATCAAATTTATATTTGATAATAACCCACATTCCTTTTGTACTGTTAGTAGTTTGTTGTTGTTTTGGAATTTCTACTACAATTCTGTTAATATCAAGTTCATGAAAACGAGGATCTGATTCAGCAGAAATAATTTTTACTTTTTCAGTTTTTACTTTTTCAGTCATTTCTATTTTATTTTTGTTTATATCTTTTAGATAAAAAATTCAAATTTTCATTTAAATTATAATTTAAAATTTTTTTTCATAAATTCATTTACATCTTCATCATTTCTTTGATTTGTTCTTGTTGCAGCAAAGCGTTGATAATCAATACATCCAAATGTAAAATTTGGAATATTTGGATCAGCTTTAAAATAAAAAACACAATCAACCCAGTTATTTGATTGAGATTGATTATCAATATATAAACATGTAAAATCTTGAGTAAGTTCATCCATTAATTTACAAAAAATTTCATATGTAGGAATGATTGATGCAAAATTTTTAAAAATTTTTTCTCTATTTGTATTTGTTGCTTCTCTGAAAATAAAAACACCATCAACACTTGCTCTTAAATCTGGTTTAAAATCAAAAACATATTGATTAGCAAAAATTGCTAAAATATCCCAATGACGTCCGTTTTTAAACAATCCTTTTATTACTGGATCTGAAAAAGCTCTTGGATCATCCATACAATCATCAAGAACTAAAACGTTCCATCCATTTTGTAAATGATCTTTTGCTACTTTTTGACGAGATTTTAATCTTTCAATTATTTTTTTATCATATGAATGATAAATAAATAAATCTGGAAAAATTGAGGAATAAAAATTATTTGTTTCTTCAGAACCTGATATTACAAATCCAACAGGAATTAAATGTTTTTTTGCAAAAAGTAAATGTTTAATTAAAACAGATTTTCCAGATCCAGGTTTTCCAAGAATAACTATTTTAGAACCTCCTAAATTTGTTTTCATTGAAGATTCATTCGGTCTAATTGTATCAAGATTTAATTCATGAATTTGAAGAGTTTGTTCCATTTTTTTTTAAATTTAGTTTTTCTATAGAGCATTCAATTTTAGAATTCTTTTTCAAATTGAAAAAGAATTTATTAAATTTTTACTTTTAATTTTTACTTGTAATTTTTACTTGTAATTTTTACTTGTAATTTTTACTTGTAATTTTTACTTGTAATTTTTACTTGTAATTTTTACTTGTAATTTTTACTTGTAATTTTTACTTGTAATTTTTAC